TGATGGCAAAGTCATGGGCACACCATACAGGGATGTTAGCCCCGCATCAACAGATCCTTGTCAGCCCCGCCCCCCTCGCTGACGCTCGGGGCTGTTCCGTCCCACCCGCCCCCCTCGGGGCTGTTCGCCCCCTGTAGTTGCGGGGCTGCGCCGCTGGGGGCGCCGCTGGGGGCGCCGCTGGGTGTGCTTGGGGGTGTGGGAAGTTTCTGTTGGAGGTTGCTGTTTGCTGTTGGCACGGTTACGATGGGTTCCGTCAGCAAGTACCTACTACCAACTAGGAGAACGTAATGGGACGTATACAGGCGGAAGACATGGGGGCGCTGACAGACGTCAGGACTGCCCTTAGTTGGCACCTGTCCAGCAACCACTACCCGCCGGTACCCGCCGCCATGATCGAGCCATGCCTCGCCGCTATTGAGGCTGCCGACGATGACGACTGGGACCGAGAGATCGACCTGACAGGCGTCGCACAATGGCGAGGCAACGACTATGCTCCAGCGTGGGCGATCATCGAAGGGCACCACTTGGAGTCCTTCCTGAACGGAGAGGAATACTGACATGAAAGACATCGACGAGGGTGCCCAATGGGACGGAGACTCGGACGAGGAAGAGTTCGAGGAATGGTGCCGACTCAACTACATGGAGGAGGGCCACCCTGACGCCCGCCTCATGTTCAGAGAGGCTAAGGCCGAAGCCGATGACCCCTACGGTTCCCGTGGACTGATGCGGTCCGACTTCCACTAGTTGTGTGGGGGGAGGTTGGGAAACCAGCCTCCCCCTATACACTCCAACCTACAGTTAGTTACTACCAACCGAAAGGATAAGCCATGACCACTAAGCGTTTCCTCTACCTCAACGAGTTTGGCGACGCCCTACTCATCCACCATGAGGGTGAAGACACTCTCACCACCCTCCAGACCCTAGTGGAGGGATGGGTTCAGCCTGTTCCCACCAACGCTGCCGAAACCGGCTTTGAGGGTGACGTATGGGTGAACGAGGAAGGCCTTGGTGTCCCCACGTTCGCCGTGAACCTGTTGGCGTCCATGTATGCGGGCACACGCTTGGTCGGACCTGCCGTTATCGCCAAGTTTGATTCTGAAACTGGCGAAACGTTGGGACTCACCGAAGCGGACCTTAGAGGTATCACGAGCAAGGGTCTGATGGTGGATGACAACAATAGTGAGGGATGGACTCCTAAGGCTGCTGCCGACCTGCGCGGACGCATCGTTAGCGCCAGCCTCAACTGAGAAACGGGGGGAGGTTGGGAAACCAGCCTCCCCCCCTATACACTTCACTTATCACGAACAAGGAGGAAGCCGTGAACGACTTCATGCCAGCCGAAACCCCACAAACAGGGCCAGTAATCCTGACCCTCACCCTCACCGAGAAAGACGTCCGGCAGATCATTGACGATGGGAACCTCGGGAACGCATTGGGAGAAACCCCTATGTCGGCCCACGTTTCCATCGGCACGATCAGAGAATACGCAGATCAGATCATCGTGGAACTACGAGATCACCTCTACGAGACAGTCTCACTACTGACCGACCAGTACGCACGCGTGCGCCCCTACCCCACGGAGGAATGAGAATAATGCTCAAAGAGCAAGCCGTCACCAAGGAAGAACTTTCCTCAGCCGCCGCCCTGTTGATGAACCTGCGCCATCGGCTGCCAAACCTAGACGGGCAAGAGCGACAAGAGCGAGACGCATGGTCGAAACTACTGTCCGCCGAGGTAGCCCTGCTAGTCCTGATGGAATACGCAGAGGAGTAGGACAGGAAACGGAGGGGGAGGTTGGGAAACCAGCCTCCCCCCCTATACACTTCACTTACTTACTACAAGGAGAAACACCATGAAAGTCAGCCTTACCGAAACAGTCAGCATCGGGTCCATCGTCGAGTATTACCTTCCGGCCTTGATGGAACAACCACAGCGTTATGTTGTGGTCAGCGAACTTGGTCAGTGGGCCGCTGGCGAGCACACGGTTCGGAGCCTTGACCCCGAAACCGGCTACTCATACCAAAGCGTCGATCTCAACCGACCCGGCTTCACGTTGGTGTCAGCATGAGCAACCTACCCCCCGGAGTCACCGACTACATGATCCCCGGCAACGGACCCGGAGAGTACGAAGAACTCACCCGAGACGACTGGGACGACAACTACGCACCCGGCTCATGGGCCTGCGAAGCCACCGGCTGCGACGCCGAGATCGGCTACTACGAACGTCCGCACCACACACACGACCACGAAGAGGTTGTGTGGGCCGAAACGTGGCTCACCCCCGACGAGAAACTGGTGTGCGGGGACTGCTACACCGAAGCACAACGCATTGCCGCCGAGAGGGACGCCGAATACGAAGCGTTTATTGACCGTATCATCGAAGCCGAACGTGAGGCTGACCAACAGAAAGGGGTGACGGCATGACCGACACCGACCGTCAAACTATCCAAGAAGCGTGTGAGGCCATCCGCAAGGTGCTGGTGGACCTCGCCTACGGCCACACGCTCAACGCCACAGACGACAAGGTTGTCGAGTTGCGCACCCAATGGGAACGACTGCGGACACTGGCAGAGGAGGCATGACCGGCACCGCCACCCGACCCGCCAAAAGCACCGCCTCGCCAGCCCCGCTGGGGCTAGCCTTGCCAGCCCCGCCCACATTCTTATTGTTAGCCCCGCCCCCCTACCCCCCCCTGTTGCCCACCCCCGGGGCTGTTGTTCGGTTTGTTTGCGGGGCTGTTGGGTTTGTTTGTTGCGGGGCTCCCGCAGGGCCGGAGGCCCGTGTGGTGAGGGGGAGGGTGTGACGTTTGTCATGTTGTGTTTCGGGGTGGGGCGGGTACATTGGCGGTGGCAGTTGGACCGGCCAATAGGCGGGTTGTGAAAGCAACGGGCTGCCGGTACATTGAGTCCAGTCAGTATTAGCAACTAGAAAGAGGTACCTACCTTGTCCCCTATCCTGAACCTGAACAACGCTACCGCTGCGGTAGTGGAGGCTCGTCGGGCAGCGCACGCTGCGGACGAAGCCCTGAAAGTGGCGCAAGCCTCATTCATCGAAGCGGCTGAAGCCGTGGGAGTTGAGTATGTCGAAACGGATGAGGGTATCCGTGTGGCTGTGGAGCATCGTCCCCGTCGCACCATTGACCTGTCGGTCCTGAAAGACAACTTGCCTCTCGCCGTTGTCGCAGAGGTAATCAAAGAGGCGGTGGACACGAAAGCGTTCGACGCCGCCGTGGAACTGGGCAGCATCAAGGATGATGTTGCGGAGAAGGCTGTTACCGTGAAGACCAGCACGCAGGTGCGGGTCTACGGGGACGCCGTGGTCGGGGATAGAGGCTGACGCCGACCTCCCCCGCAGGGTTCGCTCTGCGGGGGAGGTTTCCCGAAACAAGCGGGGTGAGGTTGTGAGTTACAACTTCCCCCGATACATTCACAACTGTCACAACTAACCAACTAACTACACAGGAGTACCTACCGTGACAACGACAGACAACATTCCCACCCCTCAATGCTGGCAGGACGTCGAAGACGTTATGGCTGCTGGCGTGGACAGGCTCATTCTGTTTGGCCCACCCGGAACTGGCAAGACGTTCGCCGGTCTGAACATGGGCAACATCGAGGCCGGAGCGTACCGGCTGGCATGTACCGAAGATATGACCGAAGCGGACATTACGGGTTGTTGGATGCCCGCATCGTCCGGTCAATGGTCGTGGCACACCGGCAAGGCTGTGAAGGCTTGGGAAGGTGACGGCATCCGTGGCGGGCGTCTTGTCCTTGACGAGGTGGATCGCGCTAACGGGGACATTGAGTCGCTGTTGCTCGCCATGACCGACACCGTTGAGTCTGCCCGATGGGAGCATCCCGAGAGCGGACGAACTGTCCGACCGCGTGACGGTTTCTCGGTCGTGATGACCACGAACCTAGAGCAAATGGGTGACCTCCCCACCGCTCTAAAGGACCGTTTCCCGGTCGCCATCCGCATCAATAGTCCGCACCCGCAGGCTCTCGCCGCTCTGCCCGCCGATCTGCGGGCGCCAGCAGCAGCCGCAGCGGACGCCGACCCCGGTCGCCGTTTCTCCATCCGCACGTTTCAGACGTTCGCCATGTTGCGAAAGTCATTGACCCCCGAGCGTGCCGCCCACTTGTGTTTCGGCGCAGCAGCAGCCGACATTGTGGACGCCCTCCGCATTGAGGCGGTGGCGTCGTGAGTGGGGGAAACGTGATGCCCGAGTGGCTGACACGCAGAGACCAGCAGAACGGGGGGTGGACCGTGGAGAACGGTCCGCCCCTACGGGGAGAGGCGTGGACCAACATCTCTGAACGGAGAATGAAGGTTCCGGTCGGAGGGGACGAAACCAACCGGGTTATCCGCGCCCACGAAATGACTCACGCAAAGGTGTCACCAGTTGCGCTTGTTGGGACCGAGTTGGGCATCTCACAAGAGTCCATCATCGCCGCAGAAGAGTTTCGAGTGAACACCCTTGTGAAGTACGCAGGTTTCGACTTGGATGCCCTTGTGGATGGCTCGGAACGTACCGCCGGGGAGCGCATGGCAGGATACGGGGATGTTCCCGGTCTAGTCCGCTCTGTGGCTGCGACCGCTGGCGGGAAAGCGTGTAAGCAACTACTGAACGGGGTTCGCTCTGTGGACCGCAACCTCGGCGCATCGTTGCGGGAAATTGAGAAGGCGCTCATCAAGCGGTGGACCAAAGACGTCAAGGACAACGGACGTTCGGAAAGTAGGGCAGCGTCACGGTGGGGAAGTACGGCAACGAGAGAGAACGGGTACACCGCCGGTTTCAGGGACGTGACCATTCCCATCGCTGAACTGTTGGACTCACTCATCAAAGAACTTGTTGAGGGTAAAGAGGACGCCGACAAAGAGGAAGGCCGAGACCCGTACGACCCCGAACGGACCCGCACCATGCTGTCATCAAAGGCAGGGCAATGGGGTGCGCTTCTGTGGGAGGAGCGTCCGCTCTCAAAGCAAATCCGTGGCGCACTCGGCAAGACACGCACCGCCACAAACATGGGGGTAAATCCACGCCGAATGACACGGATGCTGACGGACCCGCAGCGACGAGTGTTCGACCGGACCCGCCGTCATGTTGGGGGTGTCGTGCTTATTGACCAGTCAGGCTCAATGGCTCTGTCAGGCGAGGAAATCGAGGCCATCATGCTGGCAGCACCGGGATGTACCATTGTCGGATACTCCCATCTTCCCGGCTCCACAGGCACGCCGAATGCTTGGGTTCTCGCCAAAGGGGGACGTCGCACCGAGAATACCGAAACCTGCAACATGGGCAACGGGGTGGATGGCCCCATCCTCCGATGGGCAGTAGAAACCGCACGAAAAGGGGAACCTATCGTGTGGGTCTGTGATGGCGTCGTGACCAGCAAAGACGACGAAATGTGCGACAACCTAGAGGACGAGTGTGCCCGCATTGTGCGACGCCACAAGGTCATCATGGTGGGTGACGCACCGGAAGCGGTGGAAATGCTGAAGAGCATCGCCGCAGGAAAGCGTCCCAAGAAGACCGTCTACAAAGGTCCGCTAAAGCGGGCAGCAGTAAGGTGCGGACTCACGAGTTGAGTTGAGTGGGTGGGGGGCAACTGGCGTCCCCCGCCCATACCGCAACAACATTCTTACCGGAAGAAACACCCCCACGGTTGGTAGGTCCGTGGGGGTGTTTCGCGTGCCCGTTCACTTGTGCCGAAACAAGAACTTGTCCACCAGCCGTACCACGTTCGCCACCAATGAAATGAGGCAAAGGCTTGTCCACGTTAGGGTTCCGCTAATCCATCCGAACTGTTGGAAAGCGTCAAGGACAAGCCAGCCGAGCGCAGCGTAAAGGACGGAAATCCAAAGCAGTCCGACGATGACGCTGACCGCCAACTGGCGAGGACTGGACGAACTCATCGTCTCATCGCTGTCGTCAGGTGTCGGGGGGTTCCACTTGTTGAGTCGCTGTGAGTACCACTCGGCATTCTTGTGATCGAGTCTCCAACCCGATGAGTCGTCACTCACGTTCCATCTCCTGACGAGCGAATGATCTGATGGACGCGCTGGCGAGAAAGACCGAACTCATCTCCAATGCTTTGGAGGCTGCGCCCTTGTGACCGCATTGACCGAATGTTGTCGTTGCGCTGATGGTCCGCAGCGGGACCGGGGCGCAGCGGACCCCATTCCCAGCCGGGAACGGAGGCGAGAGCCTGTGCCCTGTCTACGGTCAGGACGCCATTGCGGTAACGCTGCCGCATGTACCCGACCCATGCCCCGAGGTTCACGACAGCCCCGCTTTCGAGGGTTTCCTTGTGTGTTGCCGGGACTCTTGCGTTGCCGGTTCGTTGTGTGTATTGGGTTAGTGCGGTGAAGCACGTTTCCCATTTCTCGGTGTTTGTCATGTGGGAAATGTAGCATCTAGTTGATGTGGGTATCAAGCGGGGCTGTTTGGCTTTGGTGTTGCGGGGCTGCTGTGTTTGTGTGTGGTGCTGTTCTCCCCACTTGTGGCACTTTGGATAAATCTGTTTGTGGAGTTGGTGTTGGTGGTGGCAGCCGGTAGCGTTGGGGTCGTTAGCAACTACCTACGACAAGGAGCAGAGGAAATGACCACTATGACCGAATACTGGGAACGCGTCGAAGACGCCGCACAGGACGCTCACCTCGCAGCGTGGGACACCTGCCACAAGATTTACCTCGCAATGGACGAGGCCGAGGCGGACTGGTTCCGAGCCAACTACAACAGCATCGTCGAAGGAACGCCCGACGAGTTGGTCGCCGCCGTTAGCAAGTGGTACGACGAGTCGTGCTTCCTCCGGTTCGTGACAGCCGTCAAGACGAACCTTGTGGACCCCAACGCCGGATACGCCACCCTCATCCCGCAGGGAGCGGAGGAGGACGACGAGGACGAGGAGGAAGTATGAACGACCTCACCGAAATCAGGTTGTCGTATTCGGCAACAGCAGATACTCTGATGCTACTACCAAACACCTACTGACCACTAGGAGGATAATGCCCAACGACACCATCATCGTAGAAATCGATTACGACACACCAAGCGGAGTCAGGGTTGCGCTGTGGGACGGTCAAGAACCATTTGGCACGCCCATCGCAGTCAGCGAAGCAGCAACAGCCGACGAAGCCGTTCGTTTCGCATTCGACAAGATAACTATTACCCCCTAACTATCAAAGGAGATAACAACATCATGGGTTACTACGTTTCACTCACCGACACCAACGCCATCATCCCAGCCGACAAGTTGGACGAGGCATACAAGTTGTTGTGCGACCTAAATCAGCGCAACGACCTGAAGACCGGCGGCTACGGCGGTTGGACTCACGGGCGCACCCCCGAGGGGGAGACCCCTATCGAGGGGCCGCACGACAAGGTGTGGTTCTCGTGGATGGACTGGAACTACCCCGAGATTTGCGCCGACGCAGCAGCGATCTTGGAGCGTGTCGGTTTCGAGGTCACCTATCAAGCCGATGGCGAACTTGGGTTCGTACGGTACGAGGAAAAGACCGGCTGCGAGGACATCTTCCTTCAGGCTCTCGCCCCCGTTCTTGCTTCCTGTAACACAGACTTGCCGTACTTCATTTGGGTTGGTGAGGACTACTCCACTTGGCGCAACGTCGTAGTGAATGGGGATTTCCTGACGCAAGAAGGTCACATTGCTTGGGGTGACCCCACATAAATCGCTAGTGGCTGGGGGGGGAACTCCCCCCCAGCCGTTATGCTTCTCATCAACTACCTACTAACAACAAGGAGTAACCGTCATGCCAAATCATTGTTCTAATAACCTCACCGTCAGCGGACCCGTCGAAGACGTCGCCGCTTTCGTAAAAGCCGCAGAAGGCGCAGAGTCCCTCGTAGACGCTTTCTTCCCCATGCCCGAAGAACTGCGCGGCACCACCGTCGGTTACAACCCTGACCCCGACGAGGTGCGCCAACGCAACATCGAACTTTATGGTGCCCCCGACTGGTACGAGTGGGCGCACAAGAACTGGGGAAGCAAGTGGGGCGACTACGACACCGACCTACTTGGACACACCCATGACGCCGGTCACGCAGCGTTTGTCTACACGACGGCGTGGGGGCCGATGGAGCAAGCAATAGCGAACATCTCTAAGCGGTTCCCAACTTTGCTGTTTGGGGTTGTGTACGAGGAGTTCGGATCGTGTCTGCTCGGAGCAACGGTTCATCAGGCAGGCGAACTTATCGGTGAGGCCCATTTGAGTGACGACGAGTGGCCTGAACCGACAACCGATGAGGACGGTCAGGAGGACTGGGACGCTTTCGAGGAGGCGATGTGGACTCTTCGTGACAGGGTTGTTTCTGATGCTGGTGCCGGTTTCTGACGCAGGACGTTGTTTCGAGAGCGAAACCCGATAACCTTACTGGTAACTACTAGCCACTAACAGGAGTTGAGATGTACCAAGTTATTTACAGCGGCAAAGCCGTCGAAGTCGAACAAACTTCTATCAACGCCATGTACCTCATTTCTTTCGACACGCAAGACGGCCTTAGGGGAAGCACCGACCTCATCATGTCGGAGACTTTGGCAGAAGCCTTGTGGGGCCTTGTGGACCCTGACAACGAAGCCAACGTAGCGCACAACGCAACCGTCGCTGCCCGCAATGAACTGCGTGACCTTTACGAGTCAGAAGAAGCACGCTTGTCCGAAAGCGGCTACTACAACGAGGAAAACTGACATGACAGTCACCAACATCGAGATCAAGATCACCGACGAGGAATACAAGGCTCTTGTCAGGGCAACCGATAACGCACAGGCCGACGTCGCAGCGACCCTGCCCTCGGACAGCGATTATCCCTACTTGCTCTGGCTTTCCGAGAACCTTCTTTCCCTGCTGACCACCATCGACGAAGCACTACAAGGAGAGTGACATGAAACGCATCACCATCACCGACGACCTGACCGACGACGAAGCCATCGCCCTGTTGCGAAGGATCGAAGATCGGCTCGGATGGGCGATCGGGGTCTTCACCCGCAAGGACGCCGAAGCAATGGTCGGTCGCCCGTTCACGAATGACGAGTGGACGCAGATCACCGCCCACGGGTCGTGGAACAAGCAACTGTCTACGGTTATGTGGGCCGAGGCCGAGTGCCACGCGGCCTACCCGATCAACCGGGTTGTAGCGATTCCAGAGGAGAACTGACATGGAACCGAAGACGCCCGAGGAGTTTCTGAACTGGGTCGCCAACTGGGTACTTGACGGTGACTCCGTGAACGCCGACGATTTTTACATCGAAGACGACGACGAAGGCGGCGAGTACGAGATGGACAACGACGAAGTGTACGAGAACTACACCACCATCGTGACAACCGCACGGCGACTCGCCGGAAAGGAGAACTGACATGGTGTTCGATCTAACTGAACTGAAGGCACGCGCCGACGAGAACGGCGTCATCGTGGGAGAAGTGGCGTTCACCGCCAACGAACTGATCCACGACGACTTCGAAGCCCTGCTCGACGAGATGTCCGAACGACTGACCGGCACCATCATCCTCACCGACATCGACTTCCAGCCCGTCAGGGTGGACGACGAACATCGGGTCGTGCTGCTGGTGTCGGGGAACATCACCGACATCGTGGACTCGTACGAGAACGAACTGAAAGACTACGCCTGACCCAACAGCGTCTTACGCGCCTCTAACTCAACTGGCAGAGTAACGGACTTTTAATCCGAAGGTTCGGGGTTCGAGTCCCCGGGGGCGCACCAAGTGTTGTAAATAGATTTATTCGAGATATAGTGATATTGACCACCACAGCAAAAAGGAGAACAGTATGACCGACACCACAACTTACGCTGCTGAAGCAAAAGCGTTCACCGATAGCGTCATCAAGGAAACGCTTGACGCACAGGCCCTCGCAACCATTCTCGCCAACGGCGACGGCACTCTTTACGAATGGCGAGAGAACAACCCCGAAGAGGCAGCGGAAGCCGACCGGCTAGCCGAAGCCATCGGGTTCGACATCCCGAACACCGACGACCTCGTATGGCAGGCAGCCGAAGCCCTACAAATCCACCTGAATGAAACGAGCGGATACGGCTACGACGCCTACAAGGTCATTCGCATCACCCTTGCTGGTGGCGGGCCTGCTGGCTGGATCGAGTTTCGTCTTGACATTGACGGCGGTTTGGATCGCGCCGAAATCGGTTTCGTGGACTGGTTTAAGGGGCCGGTTGTGACAACTTTGTCTGAAGATGTTGCGCTTGCCGCTTGGGATAGGTACAACGTCGAACTTATCGAGATTTGACAACCATAGACACACCTGTCATACCCACCCACATCAACTACTACCAAAGGAGAACTGAAATGGCACTTATGTATAACGTCACTTTCATCGGTGACTACGCCCACATCACCACCACCGTCACCGTCGAAGACGAGCATGAAGACAACAACGACGCCATCATCGACGCAGCGACTACTACCCTGACCGACTACTACGGGATCGATCCGATCAAGACCGGACTCGGTTCAGTAGACATCGAAATCGACCCCACCTGACCAAAGGAGAACAACATGACCATTACTGAAACACCAACCATTGTGGGTCACAAGGTCCACATCTGCTCCATCGAACACAAATACGGGGTCACCACCCTCGTCCACGCCACCCACGACGGTCTTATGGATGCCTTCTACGAGTGGATCGTAGAAAACTGGACTCTTTCCGCTGGCATCCCCAGAGACAAGTCAAAAGCCATCGAGGAATACTTCGATGTATTCAGGGGCGAGTCTTACTGGGCAGACGAAATCACGATCGGAAACTAAAAATGAACAACCAAGAACTTGAAGAACTATTTGGATTTATGGAGAACTCTGACGGAACAAAAGTAAAAGTAGTACTGGTCGCACCAGAAGCAACAGATGGAAAAATAGCGAACGCTATCCCCACCGCCGACCCAAAAACTTTTTACATCGCCCTAAACGCTGAAGCACTACTACTCCATTGCCTAAAGTTGCTAGACGAAGGAGCAGACAGCGACAAGTTGCTTAACGCTATAGCGGAAATCTGTATCGAGGCAGTAGAAAACTGTCCCCTAGAACTCAACTTGGAGGAACTATGACAATTGACCAAGTACGCCCGTTTGAAAGTTGGGACGACGCATCACTAGCAGCAGTAGCAGCGATCGCTTCCGTCGAAGACGACTACCCAACCATCCTCACGCTGCCAACAACAGGTGACACGTTAAAGCATTTGCGAGACGTCTGGGAAAAGTTTTACGACGATCACCGAAACGACGAAAGAATCGAACCGTTCACACCCAACGACGTAATCGGTCGATGGTTACTGCTCGGCGGCGTAGCACTCCGGTACAGCCAGCAAATTGACCGCAAAGGTTACGGACTGAACCCGGTAGACGTTCACCGGACCCTGCTCCGCAAACAGCACGACTACGGACACAAAAACATTTCACGGTTCGGACGCATCGGACTCCTCATCAGAACCCACGACAAAATCGCACGGCTCGAGAATTTACTTAACGGGGAAAACGGAAAGCCCAACAACGAGTCGATCGAAGACACCATCATGGACATCATCGGCTATTCAGCGATCGGCATCATGTGGGAAATGGACACTTTCCGACTGGACCTGAAGTAAATATGAAAAGTTGTTTGCAAACGGGAAACACGGTGGTTATAGTCACCAACCGCACGACGCGTCACGAGCGACGCATCATGCAAACCAACGCGTTGGACATGCCGCTCGAACCCGACCCCCACTAAACGGTGGGGCCGGTTCAACGCGACTTTCGTGAGGTTATCCGGTGGCGATGGTTTCCCCCCGGACCCCCCTTCCCGGGGGGTTAGACCCCCCGAACCCCCCCGGTTCAGTTATACCTATCGGTATAACTAAACCCTCGGTAGGGGAAACAATAGAAAAGATACTTCTTTAACGTGGAGTTATCTCTATATACGGTTAGTTCTGACTAAAACCGCGAAAGGAAAATAATGTTCAGTATCAAAGGTAAAGGTTTTGAAGAGATCAAATTATTTGATCTTCCTCCGGTGGTTCGCTTAGAAGAACCTGCCGCTACTGACGTTCAGATGGTTTTTGACCATTGGGTTTCTGTTCATCGAACTCCACGACGCGGACCCAAGCCAGTTTTGGGAGACAAACGTAAAAGCAAAATCGCTAAAGCGATCCGTGACTACGGTGTTGAAATTTGTTTACAAGCAATTAGCGGATGCGCTATGTCGGACTGGCACATGGGTGACAATCCGAGGCGGAAACGTTACGACGACATCGAGTTGATTTTGCGTGACTCGGCGCACATTGAACGGTTTGCCACAATTTTTGCTGAAGGAGGAGAGGACGATCCGGTTCGTCAAGAGTTCCTTCGGGGTGAAAATGGATAAGCAGCAGACGGTAACTTTGCTTGAACGCATTTGGGCCGTTTGGAATTTAGATTTTCCGGCTGCTACGAGAAAAGCGGCATACGAAAGTTGGTATCGGGTTTTGGTCGACCTCGATTATGAAGAGTGCGTCGACGCCCTTGACGAAATCATTGTTGAAGACAAACCTTTCCCACCGAGACCCGGAACTTTACGGCGTAGAGTAATTGATGCCCGTCACAGTGATGGTCGGCCACCGTCTGCGGCAGATGCTTGGAGTCGGTATCGGCGCAACGCTATTGCGGCGGCTAACGGTGAAGCGATCGAACCGTTACCTCCTTTGGTAGTACAAGCAATAAAAGGTTTAAGTCAGGGGAGTGGGCACGAGTTGCACACTAACGGTGACCGCCAACTGTTCGTACAAATCTACGAAAACATTCTTGCTTCCTACGAAGCGGATCGGTATCGGGTGCAACGGTGACTGGTACTTCTGAACAGGTAGCAAATTTTCTTTCCATGCTGAAAGGCGTCAGGACAGACGGTACGGGTTGGTCCGCTCGGTGCCCTTGCCGCAACGATGACGACAACCCTTCGCTACACGTTGGGGAAGGACGAGATGGCCGAGTTCTCGTTACGTGCCATCGGGGACAACCGTGCAGTTTGACGGAGATTTGCGGTGCGGTTGGCATCACGGTGAACGATTTGTTCCCACCTAAAGATGAAAACCTTAGAAAAAAGGTTCCGGTAAAAATTCCTGCTCAAAAAGTTAAGTCCGGTGGCGTTATCAAAAAGTCTTCCAAATTGAAACTTGTTGCTTCTTACGATTACTGCGACGCAAAAGGAAACCTTCTTTTTCAAAAGCAGCGGTTCATCGACGAAGAAGGCAAAAAAACATTTCGTCAACGACGGCCCGACGGTGACGAATGGATTTACTCGCTTGGTGATACACCGAAAGTTCTATACCGGTTGCCGGAAGTTCTTGCTGCGGTGGCCGCAAACGAGATGGTGTTTGTTGTAGAAGGCGAAAAAGATGCTGACACCCTCGCCGGTTTAGGTCATACGGCTACAACGATGCCCGGTGGCGCCGGTAAATGGTTGGATATTCACACGGTGACACTTGTCGGTGGCGACATTTGGATTATTCAAGACAACGACGAAGTCGGCATCAAACACGCAAACGATGTTATGGCCGAACTTGTCGAAAAAGGTGTTGCGGTGACTTTGGTGGGGCCACCAAAACAGTTCAAAGATGTCACAGACTTTTTCGACGCCGGTGGAAGATTAGAAGAACTAGAAATTCTTTCTTCTTCCGGTACCACGACAGAAACAACACCCATTGTTGAAGAACAACCAGAGCAAGAACCCGATCCGCTTGATCGAATCATCGAACAAATTGAAGACATCAAAAGTCGTGACCTCACGGTAGACAAAAAAATAATTCGCATTCGCGGAATGATCGACCGCATAGATCCAAACATTGAAGCGATCGGTGACCCCGGAAGGCTCGTCGGTTGGGACAAATTCATCAACGAACACGTTGAGGACGTTTACGACTGGGCGATTCCCGGTGTCATCGAACGACAAGACCGAGTGATCGTCGTCGCAGCGGAAGGCGTTGGCAAAACCATGCTTGCACGGCAAATGGCAATTTGCCCTGCGGCGGGAGTTCACCCATTCACATTCGAAGCAATGGACCCGATCAAAACCCTTACGGTGGACTTGGAAAACCCTGAACGAATCATTCGGCGCATGTCAACAAAAATTGTTGGTGCAGCAAAACGCATCGGTGGCAGATCACCCGACGGTGCACACATCCTCATTCGACCCGCCGGTATGGACCTCCTCAATCCCGCCGACCGTATCGTTTTGGAAGAAGCGATCGAAAAAACTGAACCAGATCTCGTTTGCCTCGGCCCGCTCTACAAATCTTTTGTTGACACAGGTTCCCGCACATCAGAAGCACTTGCCGTCGACATCGCCAAATACCTTGATTACCTTCGAACCACTTACAAATTCGCCTTATGGCTCGAGCATCACGCCCCACTAGGTGGATCCGGTGGCCGTGACCTAAGACCGTTTGGTAGTGCGGTCTGGTCACGGTGGCCGGAGTTCGGGTGGACTCTCGAGCCGGACCTCACGGCAGAAGAAGCCCACGTTTACAAATGGGGACGGTTCCGTAATGACCGGGAACCACGGCACCGTCCAACTAAAGTTAAACGAGGAAGACTTTTTCCGTTTGAAGTTATCGAGTTCCTTCACGTCGACTAGGTGTAATATCAACATTCATGGCGGAAAAGCAGCAACAAGGCCTAACAAAAGAATTTATTGCCGAACGAGACCTCCGCATTTTCAAAATGAGGCAGGCCGGTGTCGCCGCAAACGAAATTTCCCGCCGTCTCGGCATGACATCAAACGCCGTCAACTCAGCAATCCGGCGGCAACTAGAAAAATTAAACCGGGAAGCACTTCTGGCATACCCGGAAGTTTTAAGAATGGAACTAGAACGGCTCGATTCGCTACAACAAGCAATCTGGCCCATGACACAACACCGCAAAGTAACTCTTGACGACGGCACAGAAATGATGGTGGAACCCGACCTACGGGCAGTTCAGCAAGTACTGTCTGTAATGGACCGGCGTTCCCGTCTCCTCGGAATGGATGCGACAAACATCAATGTGCAAGTTGAAACGACAGCCCCGCAACGAGCAGTCCTTGCCGGTGCAGATGACAGCCCCGCAGCCATCGACGCTTTCGATCCAGAAACGGAAGCGCGACAACTTCTTGAACTTATGGGTGCTGCCGGAATTTTACCGTCTGACACGATTAAAGGAATTCTGGGTCCTACTGCAGAACTCGGGGCTGTTGAAGACGCCGAGATTGTTGAGGAGAGCGACGATGAGTGAATCGAACTGGTGGTTGTCCACCGGGGCTGTTGACGGCGGAGACGTCGACGACGACAAAGATCGAGTGGTGCCTGACGGTGACATTGGCTGGTACCGCCGCTACCCAAAAAAGGAAAAAAATGTCTGAAAATGTTGACAATCTGGAAGCGGCAATGAACCACGAAGCCGAACACCTCGATCCCACCATCCAACCAAACACCGGATCCACCCCCGGCTCCCCCGCAGTCGCCCAAGTCCTCATCAGAACCACCCCAGAAGAACGAGAACGGTGGAAACAAGCCGCCGAATCTAAAGGCCTCACCGTTTCCGACTTCATCAGACAAGCAGTAGGAGACGCCGCCAGCAACATCCTTGACTGCCAACACCCACTCAACCAACGCCGCTGGTACCCATGGGCCGAATTCTGCCTCGCCTGCGGCCAAAGACTACGAGGCTAAAAATGGAATCAATGGCCGGAATCCAATACATCCCAACACTCAAATTTTTTGACGTCCTCTACGACGGCACACTCGTAGGCACAGTCCACCTCGTACCCGGAGGCTGGGTTTTCTACGGGGCAGGACGCAACAGCACCCAACGCATCCCAACAGCCATCGGCATGAGCAGAGACGCCGCAGTAGTAAATGGTATGCGGCAGGCCGGGGAACCTTCGCCCGAGAAGTGACTAATTTCCCGGTTATGCGTTAACGCCTCGCCGGGTGGGGCCAGCGCAGACGCAGATTCCCCAAGCCCGGAAAGGAGAACGGGCTCAGCCTGCCGCAAGACCCACCATACTACACGAACCAAAACCAAAACCAGACTAAGGTCAAAAAACATGAACACCCGACCCGGACGACCCCCACACCGAGCAGACGGCCCAACCACCCTCTCACTCCGCATCCCCCCAGACATCAAAAACTACCTCATCGACACATCCGAAGCCCTAGACATGTCCATCACCGAATACCTCATCACCCTCATCCGGCGAGACGCAGGCGAACCAATCACAGATGCCACGTAGCCCCCAAAGGGCACACGGCCCGGCATATCTACAAGTTCGGTTACCTGCCACGTTAAAGAATCAGGTGATTGACCGCTGTGAGGCTCTACAGTGTTCTTTGAACGCTTGGCTGGTGGAAGCCCTTCAAAAAGCGTTGCGTGACGATCTGGGGCTTCCTGAGCCGCCTCCTGCGAAAGCACCGTTGCCTACTCCGGCTGACATGATTCGGGAGTGGGCTGTGGGGGAACGGGTGTTGATGCCGTGCGGGAAGGTGGGGCGGTGTGCTGCGGTAGATGATGATGGTGTGTGGTCCCATGACGGTATGGGGTTTTGTGTGTCGTGCGGGATTCGGGTTGTGTAGTTCGGGTTCCCGTTTTGGGTTGGTTTATGTGTGGGTGGACGGTGAACAACCATTGGGGTTGTTGTGGCGCGAGTTTACCGTTTTCGGTAATGTTGCGCTAGGTACGTACAAACACCCGTACAAACACTTTATGCAAAAACCCGGATACCAACCCGCAAAAACCCGTATACAAATACACACCCCTGCATAAACACTGAATAAACCTCAAAAAAACTGAATAAACTACCCGCGACCCGACCACAACTGCGCCAAAGTCGGACGATCAGGCCTCACACCCCGCCTCCGCTGCTCCGCCGCCAACTGCCTAGGCGTCAACCCAGCCCACACCCCGTGCATGTCTGCTGCGGGGAATTCGAGTGCGTATTCGAGGCATTGGGTTTTTACTGGGCAGGTTCGGCAGAGTTTTCGGGCGGCTGGGATGTAGGTGATGTCTTTGTAGTTTTTGGGGAACATTTGGTTTGTTTTGCCGGTGCAGTTGGCTTGTGTTCTCCAGTTTTTGGTTTTTGGGGGTTGGGTTGTGTGTGTATCGTTTGGATTTGTTTGGTTTTGGTGGTTTTGTGTGTAGTTGTTGAGTGGGTTTGTCACTGGGTTTTTCCTTGCCAGTAACGGGTTTGGAGGATGATTTGGTTGGGGATGCAGAGGATGTGTGCTGTGGAGCCTTCGTTTATGAGTGAGGCGACGGTGGTGTGTGTGTCGGTTTTTTGGAGTAGGTAGCCGACTACTAGGGATTGGACTGGTTTGATGTTTTCGGTGTCTTGTGGGTCCATCCATTCGAGGAGGCCGTCTGCTACTGCGTCTACCCATAGGATTTCTACGATGGGCCATTGGTGGGGGTTTGCTTCCCCTGTGTTTGTTTGTTCCCCCCCTGTAGAAATGTCAGATGTAAGGACGGGTTTTGGTGTCGTGGATTTGTTAGAAGCGC